CATAAGCACACTTTGCCTCAATGGCTGCGCACATGACCTGATAAGCAGGATAAGCGTAGTTATCAACTATGGCTGCTTTGTCATTGTCTGTTAAAGCTTTTGTGCCGCGCAGAATATTAAACATCTGCTCATAAACGTTTAATTGGCGCGGTACGTTGTAAATATCATCTTCAGTGATAGGATAATTTACAACCAAATCTTCAATACCTTGAGGAGTTACAGACAAGCCATTTTGCTGTTGAGGATATCCAGGTATCTTGATTCGAATATTGCCGCCGGTTGCATACTCTTGCTGGGTATACATGCCTTCGTAAGTACGGTTTGCGGTGTTAAAAATAGGGCTGCGCTGTTCCCAAAATTCTGTGGTTGCGCGCGCAATGAGGTTGGACACCTCGAAAGTGTTCGCCATGTTCGTCTCCGGTGTTAGTCATCAAGCTCTTCGTCTTAACGCTGACTAGCGCACTCAGATGACGCACTGGTATCGCGAACATATTAAAATATAATATATTCTAATTATAAATGCAATAATTTTTAATATTTTCTATGGCTTTCCTGCTATGTATTTCTTTAAATCAAAATCTTGTCCGCTATCTCCAAAATCACTAATGTTTGGATCTGGCGTATAAGAAGATGCCCTTGGTTTGGTAGCGGATTGTTCAAGTTTGTCACTTAGATTATTGATATATTCGACCATGATTGAGGGTTTACCGCTATAAATCATTTCCTGAAACTTTGCCTGCATGAGATTGTTTTCTTTTTTGTTTGCCAGCAATGTTTTAAGAACGGCAGCAGAATTTGGTAAATCCCGCAGAAAAAAAAGCTGGTCCTCATTAACAAGGCGTTTACTTTCCGGCGTAAGAAGCGCTTTAAATTCTGGGTCTTTTTCCATCGCATTTGAGATATTTTGCTTGAACTTCTCTTTTGCCATTTCTTCGTCGATAATGTACGGGATAGCATCAGGATGAATGCCCTCACCTTTTGCCTGCGCTTGAGCGGTTTTTCCCTGACTTAATTCAATCCTTTCATCAGGCGTTGCAGTACCTGCCTTTTCCTTCGCTTCAAGTTCTTCAAGGCGCTTTATTATCTTTTCATTCTTTCGTCTATTTTCCATATCTTTGTTTTTTAGTCGCTCTTCAAGAAGTTTTGCAACTTCCTCTTCTGTAAACATCTTTTGGCTTTGGGCTTGGCCAGCATCTGGAGATTGCCCAGCATCGCCTTGCGGATTTTGTTCTTGCGGTGTATCTAAATTTTCTGTAGACATATTCTCTCCTATAAAATGTATGCCAAAGCTTTTGAAATCGTTAAATCCAAACTGCCGTAATAATCAAATCGGTACATCACCTCTTGGCACGCCAAGTTCAAATTCCATTGAAGGACTGCATTTCTTTGACCTGTTTTACCCAGCACTCTAGGAACTGTATTAGTCCAGCTTTGACCATCCAGCGACAAAGTAAGTTCTATTCGTTCGTCAACCTCTGGATCCGGCTGTATTAAGCCTTGTATAATTTGTAAATCCACACCGTTAAGAAGCTGGCGATTAGGATAAATTCCTTTTTGATATCGGATTAATTCTGTAGTAAAGGAACGATGTTTGTGATCTGGCGTTAGTGAGTACTTATAAATTCCATCTGGCAATGCAATGACTTCATAATTTTGTAATGCATCAATTACCAAATCGTCTACCTGATGCAGCGTCTTGGATTTTTTGTTATATACCCACGAAATTCCCGTATCTAAAAATGTCATATACAAAAATGAGTTGCCGCGAAAGGTGGAATAAGAAACGCTGCACGTAGAAAAATCAGAGTATTGGCTCACTATCCTTGAAAATCCTGATACCGGATCTAGCAAATCATTGTAACCATTAGGGTTTAATACCATCGGCGTAAACTTTGAAGACAAGAAAAATATTTCGTTTTCGCCTTCGGATATTCCCGCACTCGAAATTGCCCCAAAAGGCACTTGATAGTTATTGTCTTTGGCAAATGCAAAAAGATAAGGGCTGTTAGATGTCTGCGGCACCCACCGCTCAATTCCTGCAGTGCCTAATATGTAAAGGTTATTATTCATTACCGCAAGCCCTACGCCCTGCGTAGATTGGTCTGATACTATCGGAAAGTTTTCATTTGGATAGCTCAGCATGTTATTGGCGTTAGAGACTATCCATGTATTAGATACGCGGTCAAGAATGATTGTGAATGTATTTAATACAACTATAGATATTGGCGTAGTAATATTGTAGCCATTAGAAGAATCAAGTATGTGAAAAGCGTCATTATCACGCTGAGAAATAACATATGTTTTTTTGCCGTCTACAATTCCTATTTGATTCTGATCGTTTTCGGCAATCTGAACATATTGGCCGCTGTTTATAATAGTGGCTATATTCTTATAAGTTCCATCCGTCTTTATGTAAATAATGCTATTTTTGGTAACAACAAAATATCGTCCGCCTTTATATTTGCTGTAGTAAACAGCACGTGCATTTTGATCTGGCGCATTGGTTGCAATCTTTGTTTTGCCAGGCGTGGAATAAAGATAACCAGAATCTCCCACAAACAGATTAAATGCGTTTGGATATCCCAGCCTTACTTGCCAATCGGGGCGACTGCCTTTATTGATCGGAATTTCTTGCGGTTTCTGCTGCATCCGATATCTCACTGGCGTCAATAATTTGCTGTGTAGCTTTTAACTCTTTTTCAATCATTTCAAGCTGCTGGTTTCCAGCTTCAATGCCTGCTTTCTGTCTAAGCTCTTCAAGCTGTAATAAAATCTTCTGCATTCCTTCATGTGCTTTTTGGGCTGCCTGTATGCGTTTCGTTTTTTCCTGCTCAAGCCCTATAATTCGCTTGGTCTGCGCATCAAACTGCATGGCATCCGCTTTTTTATTGTCCGACATTGCAAGCTCATGTGCAGATTGATATTGCGGGTCAAGTTTAGACAGCACTTGCGCGTGCTGTATTTTCTGCTGCATTTGCTGCTGTGCAGCCTGTGCAGATAATTGCTGATATTCCTGCAAGGAGATCTCGCCTTTTCCAAATTTGATAAGGTTTTGGTCCATCATTGCAGATACTCTGCGCTCTAATTCTCCAGCATCTTTGCTATCCAGATTGCGCATGTAAATGTCACCAATAAACATAGCGGCTTGTGGATTAATCGCGATATATTCCTGGATGGCTTTGCGTGAGTTTTCTTTTTGCATCGGGCTATTTGGCCCTGCCGTAAATTCATAGTCATAATTATTGTTTATGTCCTTGATATTGTTTTGTATTTTTCCTGTGCCGACATCGCGGTTAACGATAATCGCCTCACCTGTCCCGTCTTGACTCTTGGCAATGACCGTGCGCTCTTCTGTAATAATTCGAGGAATCATCTGGCGCATAAGACGACCAACACTATTAACAAAAGAGATATGATGACCCAGAAAAAACAGATTAATCAGTCCCATGTTATGCGTTATCTTGTCCATTGCGACGCCGCTGATGATAGTCGTATCAGAAGACTGCGCATCAATCATTGCGCCCCCTATCTCATCTATCTCTTGCTTTGCTATCTGCCCCATCTGTATAAGACTGACTGGCAATTCCGGTGGATTTTCTCTGCGAATAGTAGATGTATCACCTCCGAATATAAAACCGCCTTCCAAGGTATTAAATTCTTTTGCCTCATTTTCTTGGGTTGGGGTAAGCAAATGATCTTGCTGGAATATCCACTTAACTGCCGATGAATTTTTAGCCATTGTGGCAATCTGGGAATTAATATAATTGTGCATCTTTTGCGGATCTTTCAGAAAATGCGCCAGCGGTATGGTTTTCATCCCCTGATGTCCATCCCACTCTGTCAACCCATAGTGATAAACCAATGGCAAATCATCTGTAGGAAATAATTTCGGCTTAATCAATACCTTTTCGTTTAGAAAAACCTGAAAGTAAATACAGCTTACACAGTCATATTTAATAAGCGGTGACGGTTTATTTCCCTGCGCCATTTTTTCATCAGCGCACAGCGTATCAAATATCAGTCTCGCATCTTCTTCTGTTGCTAATATATCGTCATTATCAAGCAGATCAGCTTGTTTGTACTGTCCTGTATTTAACAGCTTATATTCATAATCTTTATAATCTCTAAACCAATAATAATATATATCATTCTCGTCTTTATGAACCATGCTGTCTAGTTTTGATTTTGTAACCTTTTTCTCAAACTGTTCATAAATTTCTTCGCCGGAACATTTCTTTTTTATGCCGCAGAAACGTCCATCAACACGTGTGGGGTGCTTTGCGTTTTTATCCCAAAATGCAACAGAGGGGTCGGTATGAAGTCTCAAAACAGGAATAGAAGATAAACTCTGCTTATTTTCACGTTCAAAGTTTACCTCGATAAATGAATATCCGAACTTTATAGTTTTGTCACCGCACATCAGAAGCTTTTTAATGTTATCTTCTGACAGCATAATAGTCTCTAATATCTTTCTGAATGCACAAGTCTCTTGTACATTTTCCGCTGCTTCTTCATTCAGCGGAGAAACGTTCAGCGAAAATTCTGTCTCCATTAATTGAGCAGATGCACGCTTAATTTGCTTTGCTGCCAGATTAAATACCAACGTCTCTTTATTAGAATTTCCACGATTAGTTATCTGCGGGACTTCCCACTGATCTCCCAGATAAAAGCCAACATCGTCTCTGCCGCGGCGATTATTTTCTTCGTACCATGATTTCCACTCTTCGAACTGTTTATTGACAGCTTCGTGCGTTATGTTTTTCATAAGCTAAGAGATTGTCTCTGTACTGCTAATGCGTGAGATTTATTCTTTAAAGGCCTTCGGCGGGACAAAAGCTCATTTAGGTTATGCTCATAAACTTTAATACCGCTATATCTAATCACTTCCCAAATTTTTTGATCGGAAAAACTTGCATCAGCATCTCTAAATAGCTTTAAAAAACATGGGGGTACATGCATCTCAAAAAGACGCGCAACAAATGCTTTATCAGTCAACAAAGAATCGTGTGTATTTAAATAAGCATTGAGCGACATTGAAAGCTGCGACTTTGTACCGTCTTTTGCAGAGGCCTTGACTAAATCTTCACGAAGCTTTTTAACCTCTTTGACAGTATCTCTAAGTTGTGATAGCAATTCTGCATCGCTTAACTTTTCCGTCTCAATCCCCGCAGATTTAAGCGTAGCAATAATCTCTTCTCGTTCTGCATCTAATAAAAACTTTGCTGACTTGTCTTTCATAACGTCTCCTAATAAATTCTGCTGCTTAACGATTTAATGTCTGGCCGTAAGTCTCGGTCTACCGCCTCTCTAAACCACAAACATGCGTATTGCGTCTCATCCGCAGCATGACTGCTAAAGTTTTTAAGCGGCACATCCTTGGTACCCTCCTCTAAATCCGTTATCATCTTTTTCTCAAACTGATAATCGCCCAAAAATCCTTTGCGCGTTTGGGGACAATCTTTTGTAATTGTCAACATCCCTTTGCCATCCACATTACGCCGTAAAAAATACGAGACGGCGCTAATCCTTATATCAATATTGTTGGTTTTTGCAGGCTTGGTTAAGATGCCTAACTTGCATAGCGACCCTATCGCACTCTCTTTATCTATCTCACTGCGCTTTGTACCTGCCGGATCTGCCGTACTTACGTAATTGCTTTGCCATCCAGGACATCGCATATGCAGCACGGGTATAACAATATCCTCTGCAAACTTTACAATCCCAAAATCATGCGACGTTATCTCAAACAGCTTGATAATCCTGCCGCTGGTTTGTCTCTGATAAGCACCAAATGCAGGGGTCAATCCAAAATCCCAACTTAGAAGCAGCATCAAATCACGGTTATATCTAACACTATCTGCGTAGTAATGTATTGCCTCGTTATACTCCGGATAAACGGGCTTACCTACGCGGACAAATCCATACTGCCCGCAAAGCTTTACCTTTATCTCATCATCCGTTAAATGCGGTACTTGATTAAAGTAGTAATTAATGCCAGATGGCAAGTTATCTACATAATCTGCTGCTATATTTTGCGTATAAATAGTATTACTTAATGACTTTGCAAACTGCTGACTAACTTGTATCTCACTTTCTTTTACCGGCAACAATGCTGGCGAATAATGAAAATATTTATAGTTAGCCGGCAACTCCATCTCTGTTTTGTAAATCCAGTGATCGGTATCGGGCGGATTGGTATCAGCAATCACACCCGTAAATGTTATCTTACATCCGCTCGCTTTTGACGGGTATCTGTCACATCGCTCCAAGCATGTCGTTAAAACGCATTTTGGCAAATACTGCATCTCGTTTATATAAAATCCAGTGACCTCTAATGACTTTAGATTTGACAAATCCGTCTCACCCTCCAGTGGCATAAACCAAACCATCAAATCAATATCATTTACTCTAATGTGATGCGTGATTGGAGAGTCCCATTTTATTTTGCCGTAAATTTTCTCAGGGAACCATTCCAACCATGTTTTTATCGTAGTTGATTTAAGCTGTCTATAAGTATTACGTATTACCGCCCATCTGCTATATCTTATACCGTCTCTTGCTGGCTCTTGCTCTATAGCGCGTCTAAATATCTCAAACGCGCAGCTTGTAGTTTTACCTGTGCCTACAGCTCCAAACAGCAATCTAAAAAATGAATTGTCATGATGAAAGTCTGATGCTGTGCGCGTTGCGTTGTAGACAATACCACTGTCATTCATTTTTTTTTATTGTCTCTTTAGGCGTTAGATTTAACGTTACATTAAAGTTGCTTAAATCCTCTCCTTTGATTTCGATAGATTTTAATTTTGGCGCTACATAACTGCATAACTCTACAGCAGCTTGTGTACGCTCTCGCTTACTCCAGGTTTCATCAGTAGCCATTTGATACAAGTGCGTAAAGGGGCAATATCCAAGCTCTCCAAGTATCTCTCCAACCTTATAAGCATACGTGTTTTTATTCTTGGAGCCTTTAGGTCTGCCGTTTGGATTTGGCGATACTCCTTTTTTCCATTGCCAATGTTTTGTATCTGTTGTCATGGGTATAAAAGTGTTGTTTACACTTAGCGTTTAGAGTTTATACGTTTCATTTCCTCATCCGTCGCGTACCGGCTTTTGTTTTTGCCCATCTCTTTCTTCATCATTTTTTTGTCATCCTTTTTGTCCTTTTCCATAGCCTTTTTTAAATCCTTTTTGGTTGCCATTTTTGAATCTTTAGCCATTGCGTAAGTGCCCCATTCAAAAGTTTGATAAAAGTTATCCACAGGTTTATCCACATATATGAGGTTTATACATAATAAAAAATGATATGTCAATATTTAGAAAATAGTAAATTTCATTAAATCTATTGAATCGCCTGAGATTGCGAAAGCCTCACATAAAAATTGTCACGAAACCGATCAGCCACCGGTTGAGACGTGATAAACACAACATTTTCGGCATTGCGATACTGGGCGTTACGCGTGAAATTGTAGCTACCGGTGATGACAAGCTTATCGTCAATGATCATGACTTTGTTGTGCGCTATAGCCGGTTTCCGGTCAATCCAGACCGGAATATGGTGGGAAAACAGGTATTGCGCAGGGGAAAATCCTTTTTTTCGGGCCTGCGTCTTGTCGAGGATGACGCTTATCTCAATTCCGCGCTCATTAGCGGCTATTAGCGATGAGATAATGGGCTGGGAGGTCAACTGATAGGCTTGCACATCAATCGTGCGCTGTGCGTGATCTATGGCGTTTATGATTCGTATGTCGCAATAGTCACCAGGCGTAAAGCAAGTATCGACATCCGCAGGTACCGCTAAGGCTAGTTGTGAGACAAATAAACAGGCTGATAGGATAAAACGCCTTATCATCATTTATTCTCCAGATTTCCTTTTCCCCAGCACCTTATTCGCCTTGGCCTTAATCTTAGCCGCGCTTGCAGGGCTTAGTTTGCCTTTCTTTACCATTTGCGTTGCGCGTGCCTTGGCATTCGCAGCGTGGCTTTTATCGGGCATCGGGTATTTCTCGTTCCCAGGCAACCCAAATTTGGACTTTGGTAATGCGTTACGCTTTGCTGCTGTTAATTTAGCCATTTTCTAACTCCTCCCGAGAAATTTGCAATTTACCAACTATAACTCTTTCTAACCGGTTTAGCCGATTTTCTAAATTTCCCACATTCGTTTGCTTTATAAATTCCATCATAACGCTATTGGACTGAATGACACGCAGAAAAGTATTGTTAATAAGATCTGAAAATTTCTCTAATAATTTCATTTCAACCGACGTATTAAATACTTTAAAAATAGCTTTCTCGACAAGCAGCGCAATATGTTCTTCATCGTATTCTCTGTTAACGCTAATTAAAAAATCTGTGAGCTGGTCTTTGTAAAATTCTTTATTTTTCTCAAGCTCCTTTTCCCACATTTCTACTATTTTTGAATTTATAGCTTTTTCAAAAGAATTTTCTATCTTTGTTCCTTTATCCATCTCTAAACCTCCACCCCATAATTTTTATAAATACCAATATAAGAATTTTTTATCTTCACATAAATACTATTCCCTTCCGTCACCAACTCTTTTGGGTCCGCTTCAATCAAAGAATCCAGAAACTTCTTAAATTCGATATTCGCTTTAACGATCTCATCAATTTTCTGAAACTGGTTAAACTTTTGCACGTCTTTCTGATCAGACAAATCAAACTCTAACTTTACTACTTGCTTAATGTTCATAACTTAACTCCCGGCTTTAACATATTCATCTGCATTAAATGATTCTACTTCTTCAATACATATTGATGCCACAATACCAAAAATATTATTTGTCCCTCCATCAACAGGATTACAATTTTTCTCTCCCGCTTCTTCTAATCTTTCTCCTAACATTTTTTTACAAAAAATTATAGCATCATCTTTAGATTCACAAATAGTAAGTAATATTTTTCTATTAGAGTAAGAATAATCTACTTCTTCAACTACGTATTTTTTCATTCAATCAACTCCCCGCTCTCTTTAAAATATGGTTCATAAATGGTATCTCGTTTTTATCTTGATACATCGCTTTAAAATCTTTGTCAATTCCTTCTTTGAGTGCATCAAAGTCTTCCGACTTGACGTGCACAATCATCTCTCTTCCTGCGTTTTTATATTGCGGCCTATTCAGCGCCCAAACAAGTTTTTCGTAGACTTGCTTGCCGTGCGACGATAGTAAATAGGATTTAATCATCTCATCCCAATCCAGTCTCTAATAACTCTCTTTTTTTCATCAAACATCTTTGCGCCAAACAGAATGTAATATGCAGTGTAATATTTTCCTCTAGCTATCTCCCACTCTTGTTTATCGTCCTTTGGAGGTGGATAAAATTCTCTCGCTATAGGAGTTTTGTTCTTAATTGCATTTTCGGCAGCCTTTACAATATCTCTAACATCAATCTTATATTTCTTTAAGAAAGGGTATATATGTTTTCTGTAATATCTATCCATTACCTCATCCCCAAATAGTCTTTGATTGCCTGTATGCCTTCGTCTACGGAATTTATTACAGCTATGCCATAATTAAGCTTATACATAAGCTCTAACCAAGTAGATTGCTCATTAGTCAATTTTCCATATTTGCTTTTAACCTCTATCCAAAGACCGCACTTCTCTCTACGCGGAAGAGCAAGAAACAAATCGCTTACGCCTTTCTTAAGGCCTTCCTTTTTCATTACCTTTCCAATAAACCAACTTCTTTTTCCCTCGTTTGGTATTTTTACCAAGAAATCAGATATCCATTCAGTGGAACGCGCTAAACCAAACGCAACTATACCGCTTCTATTTTTTGAGCACCAATCAACAATCGCACACTGTATCTGATGCTCAGTCGCCTCAACGCGCCGCAGGGTTTTAGTCATTCTTTATTCACCTCAAAATTCCCATAAAAATAACTCTTTATTCTTTCTCCAGCCTCTCTTGCCTCTTTAGAGGAATTTATATACTCTGCTTCTAATGTCATAAGCTCCTTTTTTAATTCATAAATACGTTTATGTAATTCTCTTAAATTTATATCGCATTGAATATTCCAAATAAAAAGATCTTGTAAGTCTGTCGGAAAATTTTCAAATGAAATGGGTAGCTTTTCTTTGATAAGCTCCTTATCTTTCCAAAGAGTTTTTTTATCAAGAATATAATTAAGGTTACTCATAAACCTTCCCGCATTTTGGACAAATCTGATAGCTCTTTATGCAACCGCTACTCAAATCCCATGTAGCCCGCGACATCCAAGAATGCCTACAAAACAACCTCTTGAAAAACAGCTTAATTTTTTTCATGCCATTCCACTTACCTTAACATAAAACTTTGACCACATTTTTTACAAATTAAAAAACGCTCTCGTAAAAATATGTGTGCATCACGCCCAAACGGATAATCAAACTCCATGTAATGCTTGCAGAAAAATCTTTTTAAAAACACCTTTAAAAACAACTTAATATTTTTAATCTTTCGCATCATCTTTTTTATCCTCTGGAAACAATTCACCCAACACTTTATCGTACTGTTTCTTTCTTCGCTCTAACAATGCAATCCTGTCTAACTTTTCGAAAAGACGATCAAAGTCAATATCCTTATCTGCACACATCTCCTGTATCTCTGTCTCAATGACCACAATCTTTTCGTCAATCTCAGACTTCTTCATCTCAGCTTGCGTCTTAACTTTACGTGCACGTATAGGCGCTAACGCTTCGTTAAGCTTCTCTTTGCTCATCGCAATAATTTCTTTAAACGGTTTAAGCTGCATGTTTCAATCCTCCAGTAAAAGTAAAAGTTTTTCAGACGATAATTCAGACGCTTCTCTTTTCTGATTGCCGTCTATTGCTGCCTGTGCTGACATAGCGTTCCCGATACCTCCAAGTAGTGCTGCTTGCAAATATCCCTGCTGCGCCTGCATCGCAGCCTGCTGCCTCGCTAATGCCATATAATCATCAAATGCCATCTTCATGTTCCTCGTCATGCTCTATAAGCCCAATTCTTGAAAATGATGATCCAATAAAACAAAGATCTTGCGGCGTGGTATTAACGTAATAATTAATCCAGTCATCTTTTTCTTTGTCGTAATAGCTAAAAGCAAACTTGGAAGCACTATTCATTTTTTCCATGATTTCAGGAATTAATACTTTTGCGTCTTTATCCTGTTGAGTTTCAAATTTAACCAATTTCATCTTTTTCTTTTCACATTCATGCGTCAAAAAACCCTCCCCAACTTTTGGGGGCTTACCGCATTTATTGCAAAAAAACATATTAACTCCCCATCTCATATATCTCTTGTGCCTTTTTAGCAATACTGTTCCAATCATTAGCATATTTAGGACTTACAACAGTTGACGCCAAACCTGTTGTTGGAATTTTATATTTCTCACTCTCATCAATCTTCGCATTGCAAGCATTGCATTCAGTCACAATCCCCGAATAAACTCTGCTGCATCTTGGACATATCCACGGATTCATTCTCCAACCTCCTTAAATTTCTTAATCATCTCTAACAACTCTTTCTTCTTTTCTATGATTTCATCTCTAAGTTCAAAAATTTCAATGATATTATTTTTCATCTCCCAAGCTTCTTGAGATCTTTCAATGCAAAACTCCGTGTACTCATCAATAAAATTATCGATATTGTCTAAGTCTATTTTTTCGTCAGTCATTAATTTTCTCCTCAAAACGGCAAATCTTCGTCTAAGACTACATCGCTATTCACAACGCGCTTAGATGTGCTTTCGTAAAAAACCTCTGCGGCAGATTTTGGTCGCTCATCTTTCAAAATCACACGCTGATTATCGAGCTTCCTGGATTTCTCCAATCTCTCTAACCACTCTGGATGCAACGCCGCAAAATGCTCTTGGTTCGTTCTGCCAAGACGTTTTGCTTCGGCCTCAAACTTTCTCGCCTCTCGCACACAGGCCGCTTGCGGCGACTCCGGCAAAAGTTTCAGGTACATGTCATCCGCATGACGCCGGCAATAAAAATATTCACCAAAGCGCTCGTCGCCACTCAGCTGGCAGCCCGCACCCGAGCATCGCTGACGCGTTGGGTCAAACGGCAGCGTCTTCAAAATCCCGAGGATGTCGCCCTCCTTCGGCGCAGATTTTGCCCAGCGAGAATTTTTCAAATACTCCTCGAACGCCAGCCTGATGCGCGGCAGGTCGTAAAATCTCGTCGCCTTGAACCAGCGGTCTTGCTGATCATCGGACAAATCTGTCCGCCATTCCGTGCGGAAAATTTCTTTCAAAAATCCAAAAAATTGTGAATCAGGTGATGCCATCGTTCGCTTCCAAATTTGCCTGGTTTCGCTCCACAGCGCGCCGGATGCTGTCCTCGTCCCGCTTGCGCTGCTCCTCGGTGACCACGGCCGGACTGCCCCTCGCTCGGTACCCTCCCGTCTGCTGCCGCTCTCGGCAAAATTCGATGACCGGCGTTGCAAAATACAGCGGCGTTGACGCCACGTAGCCCTTCACGGCGCAGTAATCCACCGCCGCCTGGACGTCCTCCAGCGTCACACCCTCCCGCTCCCAGCCGCGCAGCATGGCCAGAGCTTTTTTGCTCGCCCAGAAGCTCAGCACCGCGTTGATGTCGGGAAACACCGCGGGGTAGCGCTTCAAAAAAAAGTTTTTCACATTTTGAAAATTCGTCGTCTTCGTCGTCGTCGTCAAATCCGGAGGCGGGTCGTGATTCTCCGGTGACGGGGTAGCAACCTCTGAGATAGCTGAAGAATTAATAATATTCTCTTCTGTTTCTGTATCTGACTCTGATTCTAGGGCGTTACATTTCCGTTTCTGTAACGTTTCTGTAACGTTACATTCCCGTTTCTTTTCTCTGTGCCTTTTTACTCTCTCATTGCTGAAATCACTAGTAAACTGGCGCTTCTCCCAGTTTTTTACCCATATTATTTTTTCCCCATTTTCAATTTTTTCTTCAATAAGGTTTAAACGAAGCAACGTTGTCATTGCTGACTTTATCTGTCTACGTAGTCGCCACGTTAGCTGTTCGTTGGTAAGTCGTGTGGAACCCGTCATGTGTTCGTTGTCACTTTGTTGAGACGCAATACATAAAATCTCGATAAAAAGTCTGAACTCTCTGTCCTTCAATTGACCTATTTTTGGGTCATCTAGTATTTCGTTATAGAGCCTAAACCATTTCATTTGGATTTTTCCTTCGTCGTTATTAACGATTCCAGATACGCAAGCTTGGCCTTCAATTCCTCCTTCTCGGCACGCTCCTTCTCAAGCTCCTGCTCAAGGGCTTTAGGAAGCGTCCTAAGCTCAAATCCTGCCTGATAAGCAAGCCAATGTAGGGGTAAGTAATTTCCGCACAGCTGCATTAGCGGCAAGAGCTTTTCAGGGGGAAAATGAGACAGTCCCTGCATCATTTTTGACCAGTGGCTGCTGTCAATCTCAAGCTCAAGATAGACATATTTATCCGTCAAGCCTGACTGAAAAATGCACGCCCTTACGGCCTGCATAAAGGTTTTTATTTCCGCAATTTTCTCTACCATCTGGGAACTCACTACTATTTCCATCGTGTCCTTTTCTCTCTAAAACTTTGACCTTCCGCCTGCTTCCGCCGATTTTCATTTCGTGGAAGGTCAAACCTGTTTCACAATTCACTCATAACAAAATGCTAACAATCCACTAATAAATCTATTCTTTAGGATAAATATCCGGCCGTAGCTCATGACGCGTTACGGCGCCGTTAACGGCTTTTTCTATGGGGATGACATATTCGGCCGGAATTTGGCGGTCTCTATTTAGCCAATTCCAAACATGGCCCTGTGTGGTGCCAATTGCTTTTGAAAGAGCAACTTGACCCCCTTTAATATTGATAGCTTTTTTTAAAGCAGCGAGATATTTCATACGCAATTTATACCACTAGCGTAGTATTTTGTAAACATAAAAAGCATGTTTGAAAATTTTTATTTATTTTAGTAAGGTCAGAAATATGAATCTTGGCGAACGGTTAAAATTTATTAGGAAAGAAAAGGGACTTACTCAGGCTCAGGTTGCAAAAGCCATGGGAGCGTCTCAACAATTTATTAATAAATTAGAAAACAAAAAAGGAATAAAAGAAACAGCAAAAGTTCTTGAATTAGCAAAAGTTCTGGGAGTTCCTCCCCGCTGGCTAGCTTATGGTGAGGGAATGTTTGATGATGCTGCGGATGAATTACCTGCCGGCAATATTCCTCTCCTTAACTTTGATGAAATAATTGAATGGGTCACAAAAGACAATCCTTCTCTTGAAATGTCTCCCTTAAAAAGAAATTTTATATTTAATCCGTTTTTTGAGAAAAAAAATATTCAAAAAGCATTTTCCGTTAATATACAAAACGAAAATAACTCTCTTTTATTTTCTAATTCTCCTATTTTTAATATAAATCCAATAATGCTTTTTGCTCCTGTTAAAAAATGCAAATCCGGCGATTATGTAATTGCCCGAAAGGCTAATGAAAATATTTTAACCTTCCGGCAAATCATAAAAGACATGGATAAGCTATTCTTAAAATCTTTTAATCAACTTCCACCCGTTGAAGCTACTGAATTTCAGATAATTGCGGTAGCGTTTGGGGGGGTTTTTTATTTAGCTTAGCAGAAAATAATGCATTTATGTTATGGTCTAAAACATCAATAACATTTTCGCTAAGGAGCGGGGGATTGTTGATTTTAGGAGCAGAGGACTGAAAATCCTTGTGTCGCTGGTTCAATTCCAGCTTCGGCCACCTCTTCTTAATTTCGTTTTCGCGGCATTCAGATGCTTTCTCAAAAACTCCTTTCTTACAAACAAGTTTCTTCCGGAAATTTTCCATATGTGGCTCCTCTATGTTGGTCAATTAGTTTGGCGAGCGTCAGTGTACTACAGTTTTTTATTTCACACACCTTGTTAGCAGCATCTATTAATTGCGTAATTTCTGCTGCTGAATAATGAGTTGTAATACGTCCAGACTTATGCCCTAATAAATCCTGCCTATCTTCAAACAAAACGCCAGCAATTCGCAAGCGATGTCCAAATGTATGCTTTAAATCATGTACTCTTACATGTTCTAAGCCGGCTTTGGTACGGGCTTTTTTCCACCCGTTATTTAGCATACGAGTTAAAGGTTTTCCTTTGTATGTAAAAACTCGCCCAGGATGTTTTTGCCTCTGTCTTGAAATTACCTCTAAGGCTATTCGATTAAGTATCACTACTCTATCTTGTCCATTTTTTACATATTTTCCTGGAATGATAAACACAGAAACTCCAACTTCTGAAACATATAGCTCCCATTCCCATCTTAATTGGCATATTTCTTGATCACGGCAACCCGTATTTACTGCAAATAACGCCATTTCACGCAAATGCTCAGGTAAATATTTGAAGAAATTGTTTTGTTCCTCCAAGCTGAGGGGATAAGGTTTTCTTTTATCAATTTCTGGCAAAAGCTTTATTTTAGGAGCGCTATAAAGCCATCCTTTCCCTTCTTCATCTCTCCATTCATTTGCAGCCTTATTAAGTATATTCCGCGTCATTTGCAAGCCATGATTTATGGTGCGCGCCTTTACTCCTTTAGCTTTCCTATCTTCAATGTATTTCTGCAATGTTCCCATATGTACTTGCTCAATAGGTAAGTTTCCAATATATGGGTCAAGCAGCTTAATAATACGGCTATCAAGCGATATAGTGCGTTTGTGCGTATTTTCTTCCAAGAATTTTGATGCAGCTTCCCTAAAGGTCCTTGCATTCTTATTGATATACATACCATCTCCTGAAATTAGTATTAGAAAAAAATTAAATCTTTAAACCTATAAAAACCTAACCTTTTAATATCTGAAAAATTTTCTGTAATTTATCTGTCCAACTAACATTTTTTTTCTTCATGGTGGCAAATCCATTCTCAACCAAAGAATTAAGTACTACATCGTTAAAATCTCTAATGGCATAATTTGGATGGTCATTCAAATTTTTTAAAAAACTGTACTCTACATCAATAGGATGCAAAAATTCATTTTTAGGAATAGCTATCCTGTCAGCAGCAAATAATCCATCATAGTACCCAATAAAATAAAAGTTACACCACCCGCGTATATTTTCATCTTTAGCAGTACATACATCATAGAAAGACCAAGCAGCCGGCCTAGACGCTCCAGGGTTATTATTAGCGTTTGAATACCACTTGCCATTAATTTTTAAGTAAATAACCCCATTAAGAACCTTGGAAGCCTCTATTTTTTGTTTCGATTCAGGCTGTTGATTTACCGTTGAAAGCGAAGGGGCGTTTCCCATGCTCAAACGGTGCCTAACTTCGGCAGGAGAAATTTTATAAAGCTTTGCCGTGTATTGAATGTCAGCTTCAGAATATTCTTGCATTGCACTACATGTAATTGAGCTAATAACACAAATAAAAAAAACAACTGATTTTAACTTCCTCATCCATATTCTCCTTTTGAAACAAAACCTTATCAAAAAAATATTTTTATCTCAAACACAAAATAAATGTTGACACATTACCACGATCGTAGTATTCTTCTCCCAACAGCCCCCAAAAAGGCTTTACAACGGTGGTTTTGCTAATAAAGGCTGTTGAACATGAGGATTGCGGAGCCGACCTAAAACGGCGTTAACCACCCGGCCCCGAGGTGGCCGCAGAAGAGGGGCAAATATGAAGCGTGCGGCGTGGCGGACCACGACAGAAGACGTTCTGGCAGCCCCAAAGCTTGGTAAGACAGGGTGACGAAAGTCATAGTGCTATGTGGG